TCTTGTTGTTGTTGTTTTTAAGTTGAACTGAGTGTATGTGTATTCACCATTAATGAGGTGGAAATGTCCTTCAAATGTTGGTATGTGTACTCGTAATCCACTTCTTTCGATAGCGTTGAATACCACTGAGGTTTTATTATTAAAGAATTCATAATATTTGTTTTTTTTCTTAGTTATATTGTCTTTTAGATCTCTAAAAATCGTTTCGCAAATCTCATAGTGTTTAACAATGGGTATAATTTTGTTTAACTCCGGATTATCACCATATTGTCTATAATATAATTCGTGTGTTTGTGTTGTAGGTCGTATATACGTAGTAGGGGGTGGTGTTATGTCATAAAGAGCTTTAATTGGAAAATAATGTAATGTTTCTTTTTTATCCCTACAATATATTTTATCAAATTTGTTTAGTAAATCGATTATACGCGTGTTTAACGCATTTAAAGCTTCACTATGGGTAATGCATATCATAAAGCCTTTACTCGCTTTAATCGGTCTAATATACACTAAACTAACGTGATTTTGTACGGGGTGTATTGTGTCATTATAAGGTATTACCTCAATAAAAGCTTCTTTATAACCACTATTTATTAAAACATTTAACTGCTCCTCGTTTTCTACAAGCCAGTACATATAACCTTATTTTACCCTAATATATGGAAAACTTATTTAGTCTCCAACAGTTTTATAATATTTATCAAATTTATTTTTAAATGATAAAGTAAATCCGGATAAATTTTCTTTTTGTTCTTTTAAAGAAACAATTGTTTTATTCTTATTAAATACTTCTATTTTGTCTCCTATTAAATTCCAGATAATCTCTATTGGAATATAAAGGTTAAATTGAACGGTTAGATCTGTTTTTTTAAATAAATTGTATTCTGTTTTATTTACTTCTAAATATAAGTTATCATTTATTTTTTTAACAAAATATCTAGTAAAATATCCATTTTGGTAATCAATAAGAGATGGTGTGTTTAGGGTAAATTTAGGTTTTCTAGGTGCTTCACCTCTATCTTCAGGGATGTTTTTAGATGAATAATAATTTTCATCTATTATAAAGTAATTATTGGATGTAGGTTCTGATGTAGGATCTATAAATTTTCTAGATACTGTATCTGGGTTGGTGATATTAGTAGGGTTAGTAATAGGGTTATCATTTTGAGAAATAGGGGTTAATGGGAAAGATGGTCTATCTTGGGGGTTTTTACCCGAATAAAAAGACCCATTTGATGTTTGGTAATAGGCTCCTTTATAATCTTGTTGGGTTGAAGAATTTTGGAGTTCTCCCCCATTGGTTTTTTGATTTTCTATTATTTGAGATTTAGGATAGTACATATTAAGTTAATTTTACATATTTTCCATTGTCACCTTTCATGTTTTCTACACTGCCGTATTTAGATGTTGCATTTGCTACGGCATCATCTATTTTAAATGTATATTCAAAATGTATACAATCTTCATAAGTAGAAAAACTACCTCCCCATATTAAATTATATTTTTCAGCTAAAGTATTAAAACCATGATTTTTCCATTCATGTTTCATTCCTTCTTTCGTTAAAGTTTTTCCTTGTGGGGTAATGATATTCATATCTATTGAAGCATAATAGTTATGTTTAGATCTTCCTGGGTCGGCATTTTTAGGGTTTTCTTTTTGTAATTCTATAGATTTTTCAATACTTCTTCCTATAGCATTGATTTGGGTTGTATACCCTTTATAGTTAGTAGCTAAATCATTAAAGAAGGCTCTAAATGAAGGTTTCGCATCTTCATTAAGTTGAGAAATTACTCCCTCAATTGAGTTAGCTATACCTGTTACTTTAAATTCTTCAGTAATATTTTGATTTTGTGGGCCTCTATCTTCTAAGGGTAATAATCCAGTTTGTACTTTTTGTATAGCGCTTAAAAAATTAGTTAAATCTCCTTTACTAACCTGTTTTACTTTAGGGATTGACAGTGTATCTAAATCAGTAGTCCAATTATTATCTTGAATACTATGATTAACTTTTTGGATTAAAAATTTTAATGCCTTAGGATATTGTGAAGGTAAAAAAGTATTATTAATATTTAGTTTATTATATATTTTTATACCTGATAATCCTTGGAGTTTGATACCAAATCCTACGGGAATAAACCCTATTTGACTAGAAGGGGTTCTATTTTCATCCTTATCTTTAGCAACTGTTGATGAGATAGCATTCATATAAGTTTTATAGGTCTTTTTTCCTTTAGATATAAAATCATCGTCAAATAAAGTATACTTAGAATCTTTAAATGGGATGCTAGCTAAAGATTTTTCTTCAACTTTTCTTTCACCACCAGCACCTCTTTTTCCTAAATATCTAACTTTTGCCCTTGATTCTCCCCCAAAAGCATTTATTAAATATATAGCATAATTACTATTTTCTTCTTGAGCTAATTCTTCTTGGGGAAGAGCATTTTTAGAATTAGTTATTTTATCTTGCTCTAAAGCTAAGTTTATAAATTCTTTTACTGAATAGTTTCCTCTTACTAAATCTGAAATTATGTTATGTCTTCTTCTAGGGTTTTCAAATTTATCATCATCTATGTTTTTAAGTTTTGTAAAGGATTTAAATTTGTCTTCTTCACTATTATCTTTAGAAGCGAATGGATACCAACTTGATCTAGAGGCGTAATTTGCTATTAATTGTTCTACCCTTTCTTCTTCTGGGGTTAAGTTTTTTGTTTCTTCATCTGTTGGGTCTTCTATTTTAGGTTGGAATCTGTCAAGTAATCCTTGGTTCCAATAAGAAAAAGCAGTCCCCTCTTCATTTTTTGTAGAACTTCCTCCTGCAGTAGTTCCTATACTAATCATAGATGCCAATTGGGGAGTAATTTCAGTTTTAAAAGAAATATCTTGAACAAAGTTAGCAGATCCTAAAGATTGATTATACCCATAAACCTCTAAATCTACTGTAGTTTTATCTTCTTCTAGAGTTTCTAAATAACCCGGGATTGGGGATTGGTCTATAAAAGTAATAATTTTATCATTTTTTATAACGGGTTCTATATTATTAACCCCACCTAAAGCAGAATTTATACCATCACATATTTTTTGAAAAAATTTAAATATAGATAATTTACCATCTTTAGTATTAGAATTTAAACATTTAGAAATAAAATCGTAATTTAGATATAAATTCATTAATCTACCATATAGAACAGTATCATTTTTTGGAGTTACATAATCTTTTAAATTTTCTAAATATATTGGGGTTTTAACTCCTTCTATACTATACCGAATCTTAGTTTCTCCTAAATTTCCAAAAATATATTTAAAGATACAAACCCTAGGATCTAATGATGTTTGATTAGGGTAATAACAAACTATATTTGAGAATTCATCAGTTTCTATTCCCAATTGTTTATCAAAATATTCTCCAGTTTTAACATTAGGAATAATATTTAATTTAAACCAATTTAAAAATTCACCAAAGGTTATAAAATAGTTATATTTATCATTTACTTTTCCATCAAATTTAAAATTTGTTATACTATTTCTGCTATTACCAACTAAATAATTTTTTAGTGAAAAATATTCAGGATTTGAACCATCCCATAAACTTTTATTATCTATACTATCAAATAAGTATTTACCTATTTTACTATTTTTAGCGGCATTAGATATAGAGGAATCTCCAATATTTTTGAAAATTTCATTTTCTTCTAGTTCGGCATTTAAAGTGGTAACTTCATAAGATTTTGTTGGGATATTGGCTTGTAAAGATTCAATTACATCCCCTACTGTTATTAATTTTAAATCTATATTATAACTTCCATCAGCTCCAAATGTCCATGTAAAATTAACTACTTTACCAAAAAACCCATCATAGTTTCCAGAATATATTCCTCTATATCTTTCTACAGCATTTATCATTTGGGATTGAGTATAACCGTTATCCTGAAACCATAAGTCTTCAATAATAGTATTACCAGTTTGTTGAAGTTTTCCTTCATTATTTATAAACTTATCATTCCCCCATTCTAGCATCATAGAAAATCCTAGTCTTAAATAGAGTAATTCAATTATGGCAAATTGGAATTTATTATAAGCTTTAAGTGTTACATTTGCTTCTCTAATAGAACCTCTATTTAAAGATTTAATATTTACAGATTGAATACCAGGCATCGGTTGTTGGCCAAAGTCAGTTCCACCTAAACCATATACCGAGGTTAAATTCCAAATGCTTTTAGTATTATTATATCCTGCTCTAAAATTATATTCAGCTATTTTTTCAACTTTTTTTTTGTTTTCGTAAATAGCTGGTTCAGTTTCACTTAAGCCATTAAATAATATAGTTTTTTTAGCTAATTCAATCCCCTTAAAATCATCAGCAAGTTGATCTCCAACAATATCTCTTAATCTTTTTATACCATCGTAAAGTATATTTCCATTATCATCTAATTCTTGAATTATTGAAACACCTGAAGCCAATTTGACCCAAGCATTTTTATTATTTAGATATTGAAGTTGTTCAGGAGTACGAAGAGAGTCATAACCTGAGTATTGATCTTTTTGCCTTTGGGCAATTTGATCAAACACATATTTTTCAAATTCTTCTCCTACTATATTTCCGTTCATAACTATCTTTCATTTAAGGCTTTGAATTGGGATAATACCCCAGATATATTTTGGGGTATTCTAATTTGTTGGCCTTCTGGAATATAGTAAGAATTTTGGGGGAGGGCACTATTTGCTGAAGAAATTATCCACCATAAAGACGAATCACTATAATACTGTTGGGCTAATAAATCAAATCTATCTCCTTGTGTGGTATAAACATAAATGTCTTCAAAAGATATAGGTATTTCAGGATACTTTGTAGTACCGTAATATCTTTTCCCTTTAAGATCATTTAATATTTTTATGTCTTGGTATCTTCTCATTATTTAATATAATTTACACCATCATAATTATTATTATACCCATTATTTAAAGATATATATCTTTCTTTACCAAATTTACTTAAACTTCCATCTTTTCCAAGATATCTATTCTGTTGTGTTCTTGGGACAAATTCGTGAATTGGTATAAAGTTAAACCCAGATACTTTAATCATATGGGGCATTTCTTTTACTGATTTATCGGATTTAAATTCGGGGTTGGCTGGATCTGCTCCACCTTTTGATGGTATACCTATTTCCCAAGGTGATTCTTCAGGAACACTATAAGATAAACCTGTAATAATTCCAGGTTGTTCATATAAATACCCACCAACTGTTAAAGTAGCTAAATTGCCTCTCATATACCCTATATTTTTAGAATAATCGGGGGCTAAAGTTGAAGCTAAATAATTTAATTTTTGATACATTGGGATTAATTCATCTTTAGATTGAGCTACTACTGTCCAACCTAATGAAATTTTTCTATCAAATCCATTATATCTATAAAATTGTTCTCCTCTACCCATTAATCTATCAGATGTCCAATCTGCGCTATAATCATCAGACATAGAATCTAAAAACGCTCTAAAATGTATAAATACCTTTTCTGATGGGTTATCATTTTGAATAATTCCAATTCTAAATTTGACTAAATCGTTTTTTTCGGGGTTAGAAGTAACTGTTTCTGATTTGTATAATCTTAATGAGTTAACTTTATCTAATTCTCCTAAACCTTTTTGGTAATTAGCTAATTCTTCTCTAGTTTTTTTCTTACCAGGATTTCCTAAACCGACTCTTTGTTCTATATTTTTAGCATCTCCCCCACTATAATCTAATCTAAATGAAGATATTTTGGGGTTATCAGACTTAGTCCTAAAATCTTCTCCTATTTTAGGGTTATTTTTACTTGGTTGGGATTGAAGTATATCATCGCTAACAGTAAAAGATTGAGGATTTTTAGCTTTTCCATTAGATAAAAAACTATCTTTTATAGTATCTATATCCCCAGATAATAGATTGGGTAATGAGGCATATTTTACAGAAGCACCTGATCTAAGAAATTGGTCGTTATTTATTTTATCTTGGAGTTCTGGGTCATTAATAGTAGGTGATATTGATTTTTGAGTTGTGTAAGAAGTTTTTCCTCTTCCTAAAGTTAATGAAGTAGTGTTTAAAGGAGAAGATGTAGATAAATTACTATTAAAAGTAGATGAAAATTGACCAAAAGCACCAAATTGAGTATTAGATTGTCCTACGGACCAAGTAATTTTGGCAGCAGAATAATTTAAATTTGGATTATTTTTTCCTGTTCTATCCTTTGCTAGTGGGATTATTGTTTTCCCTATACCTAATATTGAACCAGGACCACCTGGATAATTAAATAATTCCGGATCAATAGTTTGGGTGTTAATTTTTTTATTAGTAAAATCTAGTAATTTACTTTTATGATCAGGGTTTGAAGTTATAGTTATATAACTTGGTTGTCCTAATGGGTCTGTGCCTCCAAATAATTCAAATATACCTCCTCCATTTTTTCCAATACCTTTAAATGGGTTAATTCCTTGTTTATTTAAATGTAAACCTAAAGAGTTACCAGCGGATTGTAACAAAGTAGAGGTAGGCAAGTATACACCGTTATTTAGGGCTTTACCTTTACCATCTGTGGCAACAGATGTACGAGATAATATATTTTCTTTAGCTATAAATAAGGGACCTCCAATTGATTTAAAGTCAAAAAACATTTGAGCTAACCTAGAAACATCCCTAGCCGCTCTACTAGGTACTAAGGTTCCACCTCGTAAAATGACATCTGGTCCCCCAGTTTTCCCTACATCTGAAAAGTTATCAGGTATGTCTGTTTTGACATATGGTTGGCTACTAGAACCTCCTCCTACTCTATCTTTTCCGTAACGTAGGGACTTTAAATTAGTTTTTAAATCAACTAGCCCCATTTAGAAAAAGATTTAGTTAGGTAAATTATCTAAGTATTTGGTAAAAGTTCCAGGTTCTAGTTGGGTATGTCCCTCAGTATGTTGGTCTTTTTTAATAACATGACTTGTACCTTCTGCAGATTTCATTTTGCTTGGGGTAACTCCTTTTAAACCTAGATTTGAATCTTGTAATTTATTTAATAGTCCCATAATTTTGTTTTATTATAAATATTTAATTAAGAAATTTCGTATAAACCAACAGGAGATAACTCAGGTTTTTTAGCATTTTGACGAATTAATGTAGATAATAACCTATTTGTTTGTTCACCTACTTTATTATCTGGGGGTGCTACATTAACTTGTCCTGCACCTGCTGATATTACATCATCTCCTTTGAATAGATTAGTTCCTGCTATAACAGTATCTTTATTATTTAAAGCAAAGGCACCTTCAGGAGCTAATAATGTTCTTTTACCATAACCTGTTGATTGTGTTCCTTCTGAAAATAAATCATTTGCTTTAGTTGAAGCAATTGCTGAACCTATAGAAGCTATCATACCTGCTGTAGCTGCTATTGCTAAAGGCACACCAAATGGACCTGCCATTCCAATTATACCTCCATAAATTTTAGGAATAGCAACCATAAGAGATTTAATAGCCATTACTCCTAAAGCTACAGTAACACCACCTATAATTCCAGCTAAAGCTGCCATAGCAATTCTAGATTCTGCAATATATCCTGCAACAGAAGCAAACATGTTTACTATAGGGGCAAATGCTGCTCCTAGTTCTGTAAATAGTTCATTAAACTTACCCATTGAAGCTGTCATTTTTTCTTGGGCAGTAGCTTGATTTAGCATTTTTTCTAAACCACCTTCTGCTAATTCTTTTTGAGCTTGGGCTAATCCAACTTCTTCTATTCTAGCATCTAATACTTTTTGTCTTCTTTCTGCTTCTTCTTCACTAGCTCCTTGTAATTGTTCTTGTATAAACAAAGTTTGAGCTAATTCCTCTCTACCCATTCCAACAGATTTAGCAATAGCATCTTGTTGGATTCTATTCATTTGAGAGAATTCAGCAGCAGTTCCAGCTTGATCTGCTATTTCTTTAGCTAAAGTAGCTAAGTCATTATTTAAAGCTGCTTGCCTTGCTTTTTCTAAATTAATATCTCTACCAATTAGTAATTCAGCTTGTAATTCATTTGAAATAGATTCTTCAAAATTTAGTAAACTATTTGCAATATCTTCAACTTTAGCCATTTCCATACCTAAAGCTTTAGCTACAGTAACTGCTTCAGCCAGTGCTTCTGGGTTTTTACCTAATGATAATTGAGTAGCAGCTGTAAGATTAGAAATTTCTTTTAATACTTGTTTTTCATTAATATAAATTCCACTAGCTTCATTTAAAGCTGAAACTTGATTTAATAAACTATCAGCATTAGCATCAAAAGATTGCCCATTAGCAAGAGAAAGTTTTTGAATTCCTATTAATTCCTCATTAGTTAATCCAGCTGTTTCTCTTAATTTAGTAAATGTAGCTAATTGTTGGGTTGAGAATTGTATGCTTGTTCCTAATTCTTTATTAACTTCAACTAAAGTTTCTGTTAATCCTTTACTAGATAAAAATAAATTATCGGAACCAAATGAAGCTTGAGATAAATTTTTACTAAGAGACATTGCTTCATCATTAGTAATATTTAAATTTTTAGCTAATGCTCCTGTATTTTCTTGGCTTCTAGCAAACCCTGCACTTATCATTGAAACAAAAGCATTCATAGCTTTCATTCCTATAGCAATTCGAACAAAAGGATCAGTTAAAGCTTTTTCAACTTTTTCTCCAACAAGTTCAAACCCTTTACCTAATACTAAAGACTGCTTTGTATTTTCATCAATCTTTTCTTCTGAATCTTCTAATTCTTCAGCGTATTCTTGAAGTTCTTTATTTATATCATTAAATCCTATAGCTTGAGATAAAGCACCAAGGCCTATTTTATTCATAGTTCCCTCAATGCCCTTAAGAACTCCACCTGAAATTCCTAAACTATTTTGGATATTTTTTTCTCTTTCTATCCTTTCATCAATAGCAATATTAAGATTATCTACTAATCCTAATTCTTTTTTTCTTCCATCAACCGTACCTTCTAATTCATTTTTAATAGCTGCTTCTGCTGATCTTATACTTTTTAATTCTGCTGATGCTTTTTTATTTAAGCTTACTCCAGACTCTAGTTCTTGTCTTCTTCTAGCAAGTTGATCTAAATTTTCTTTAAGATCAGATTTTCTTTGTTCTGCTTGTTTTTTTAAGGTTTGTAATTCTTTTAATGAAAGTTTACCTATACCTTCTTGATCATATTTGATTTTTTGAGATATACTTTGTAATCCTCTAAGAGTTTTAGTACTATCTTTTAATGCAGTGCTTTGGTTTCTTATTTCATTAACTGTTTCGCGAAAGGCACCTGCGAGATTTATAGCATCATTTTGGATGTCTTTGATTTCATTTCTTAACGCAGCTAAAGCTAGCTTCGCTTCTTCAATTTCATTTGCTTGAAAAAGTTTAATAGGACTTTGTCCTAATTGCCTTCTTAATTTGGCAATGTCCTCATTTAACTTATTAATTTCATCCATAGTAAACTATATGTTATAAATATTACTACTTATAACTTGTTTTACCTTTGTAGTCTTTAGAAGCTTTCATAAATTCAGGTGTATTAACTGTACCATCAGGATTAATAAGATTTTTACTTCCTGATGTATTTTTATTTTCTATAGCTTCTTTTTCTTTAGTATAAAATTTGTCTATTTCAGAAAAAGTAAATTTCCTTAACCATATAGGCATATGGTAAATTGTATTATAGTCATAACCACCTTTACCGTGGAAGACTATTTCATGTATTTGTTTGAATAAATTTCTTCTTAATGAAGGAGCACTATCAGAAGTCAGGCCAAAAAAACCCGATCCCAATGGGAATCACTACCTCCTCCCCATCATCAAACTGATATTCAAGATTAACATCAGGTTGAATCTGTCTAATATGTTCTCTTAGTGATCTAGAATCTCTTGCTAATAAATAATTATCAACAAACTCTCTAATTGTTTTAGGATCGTTTTCTCCATCTACTGATGTGATGATATATTTTAATCTAGTAGTTAATTCTGATGGTTCTTTATTAATTTTTTTAAGACCTGCTAATTCTTTTTCAATTTTAGATTCCTCATGGCCAGTTAATATTTTAAAAGTTATATTAGTACCACTATGGGGTAATTCAAATGAGAATGAATTTTCTCCTTTATTAATTAAACTAGTATCAAATTCTTTATTATCTAATTTTGTTAAATCAACAGTTCTTAATTCTTTACCATAATTAAACTTATATTCTTTTCCATATCCTAGAATACGAGTGGCGATTAATAGTGAGTTTTTATCTCCAATAATTAAATCTTTTATTTTAACATCAGAGGATACAATAACAGATTCTAATAATTTATCTAATACTGTACCTTTTTGAATATATGATTGATTAGAAAGTATATCTTCTTCTTTAGCAGTCATATATTTAATTTCAACTTTACCGCTTGAAAGGGGATTATCTTCAGGATAAACTAATCCTTTTGATGGTAACTCAACTTCTTCAGTTGGGAATTTAAATTCGGCCATAATCTTTATTTAATTAAAACTTTTTTATCGTTAATAAATACTAAAAAGGAAAGTTCTTAAAACGGGTTATTAATTATTTATTTATTCTATTTTCAAACTTATCAAATCTTGAATCAATTTGTCTATAAATATTATCAATTTGATTTTGGTAATCTAATCGTAAATCTTTAATTTCATTATTAAAATCTTTACCGATTTCATCTATAGCTAAATAAGCATTATCTACAGATTGGTTAACATCTCTAACTTTGGTTTTCACCTTAAACACTCCTATCGAAGCATACCCTACTAAGAATATACCTACTGTGGATAGGACACCTAAAACAAATTCTAAATTTTCCATATCTTATTATTTTTAAATGTCAAAGAACTATTCCTTTTAGTATTGACGTTCAATATAAAAAAAAGCTTGACCGAAGCCAAGCAATTTTTTGAGGTATGAGGGTTGGGTAAATTTTTAGAAATTCAATACACAGTAATCTGGTTGTACTGTCATTGTAAGTTCTTGAGCAGCATTTTCAGTATCCCAATTGAAATCTCCAAATGAAGCTTCTGTAATTAAAGCACCTTTAATAATCCATTCTGATACAATATCACCTACAGGTCCTAATACGTTTACAGTTAAATCTTTTTTATAGAAATCACTGTATCCATCACGACCAGTTACTGATTCGTGGTGTAAACGTACCCATTCCATTACTGCTTGGGCACCTGAAGGAGTAATAGGATCAAATAATGTGAACTGAATTGTGTTCCAAGTTGTTTTACCTTTTACAAAACGTTGAACGTTAATATGATTTAAAGGTACTGTTCCTTGGCTTACAGATACGGCTCCTACACCTTTCATGATGTAAGAAGGAAATCCATCAATGTAAAGAATAAATCTATTCTTTTGTTTTGGCTCAAATGCCGTGTAAAATATTTCGTTAGGATCTAATACTGCCATTTTATATTTTTATTTTATTATAAATATTCTATTTTTGTGTTTTTATTCAGGAAATACTGCTCCAGTTGGTAATACGTTGAAATCTAATAGAATAAATTCTGCTGTTCTAGTGGGTTGTAAGTAAATTTGACCTACTAGTTGATTTCTATCAATTACATCTGGTGTGTTATTAGTATCATCCATTACTACTTTAAATGCATACAATCCTTGACGTTGTTGTACTGATTCTAAGTATGGGTTAACTTGTGCTAAGAATGAATTTCTTGTAGCAATTGAATTTTGTTCAAATACTAAGTTATCCGATACTTGAGAAATGTATGATTTTAATGAAATTAGTAATCTACGTACATTTACACGATCTAATGCACTAGCACGTTTTTGTAACGTTTTCTGACCAAATACCACAACTCCACTTCCGGGGAATGTAGCTATTGGATTTACATTAGCTTCATATAAATCATCTCTATTTCCTGCTGTTAATTTTCTTTCTGCTTTAGTTACATTGCCAAGAGCACCTCTAGTTAAACCTGCAGGAGCAAACCATGCATCACTTGAAGCATCTGTAAAGGCATACACTCCAGGAATCATAGTTGAAGCAGGTACCCATACTGCTTGTGCAGTATTAGGATCTAAGGTTTGTAACCAAGGCCAGTAAGTAGCAGCGTAAGAACTATCAAATGCCGAAGCATTATCTACTATAGTACCGATGTTAGTATTATATCCATCTAAATCAACTACAGCAATACAATCTTGACGTGCTTCTGCTGTTGTTACTAATAAATTGGTTGCAATGCTATGGTCTGAGTAGTTTAAACCTGGTGCTGTTAGCAAATTAAATCTATAATCATCTTTATTAGATAATAAATTAATTGATGAAGTATAATCTAATTGGCTTAAACCTTGAATGTTTGAACTTGAAATTGAATCGTAAAATTTAGCATCTGCCCCGAATAATTCACCAGTAGCACCCCCAAAAGAACCTGAGCTTATTTGAGGTAAACTTCCTGTAAAATTGGATTTAGCATCCCCAGCATTATCAAAGTAATCTGGTGTTTTATAGTTTATAGCAGATACTCTTACGTACTTACTTTTATTAACGTATTCGCCCGAAGATTTTACATAATAATCTGTACCATCTTGTTCTATAGAGTAAGAAGTATTGCCTATTACTTTTTCAATATAATTTGGAGCTTTTGGATCTAATGATAAATTAGTCCAGGTTTCTAAAATTGATTTTTGTTTATGGTTGTCATTTCCTCTACGAATTAGTAAACTAAATGTTCCTGCACTTGTATTACTGGAAACAACTTCCCATCTAATATTATCTGCTGATCCACTAGCTAGTGCACCATTTGAAAGAAGTGAACTTGTACTATTTGCGAGTGTTCCTGCTGATAGAGTAGTTAGTATAAATGGAATACCATTTACTATGTTCCCTGCTCCTAAAGCAGAAGTTACTAAATCAGCATCTGGGTTTCCAATGTTTGCTAGAGCTACAGTTAATGTATCGCCTATAGCATACCCACTGCCTCCATCTGTTATAGTTATACTAGTTGTTTCTACTAGTAAATCTCCTTCAACTAAAGTAATAATTACATCAGTAGTACCATTAATATTAGAAGTACTAAGAGTTAAAGTATCACCTGCAACATAACCACTACCCGCTGATGTTGCTGTAATTGAAGTTACAGCATTTCCAGATACTACAACATTTAGTACTAATCCAGTACCACTTCCATTAGTTGTTGGGGCAAATGAATAAGTATTATCAAAAGCATCAGAAGAATTAGTTGTAATTGAACCTACTAAAGCATCTAGATCTGTTAATATTTTTCCATTACCTGTACTAGTTACTACAGTAGCAGTAGCACCACTACCATTTCCACTAGTTGTAGTAGCAACACCTGGAAAAGTTCCAGCAACACCCTTACTACCTCCACTGCCTACGGATAATGTTCCTAAAGATAACTCTCCAGTCTCTTTATTATTTCTTAAATCTTTTGATTCAGCACCTGTAAAAGAACCTGATGCTACTCGGGTTACTAATAATGATTCTCCACCTTGTGAAAAATAATTGTTAGCTGAGATTGAAGTCAAATAAGTGTATTCTGATGATCCGCTTGTAATTGCGCCACCGAAAACTGCTTGATATTCACTAAATGAAGTTACTAATGTGGGAATACCAACCGGACCTTTAGCAGCAGGTCCTACGATAGCAGCTCCTGCCTCTACGGGTTGGCCTTGAATAAAAGATTGGTCGTTTTCACGAGCTAATACACCAGGTGATATTAATGTTTCTGCCATTTTATATTTTTATTAATTGTATTTATTTATAAATATTGATTTTTTTTCAAAAAACTAAGAATTAATAGGAGTATCTTCTTTTTTTTCAACAGTAGGAACAAACTCCCCTGTAGTTGTATTAATTTGACCCTCTCCATATTTTTCTTCTAGCTTTTTAGCTAATTCATTTTGGGAATATACAATATTTTTATATTGTTCTTCTAATTCAAGTTTTTGGATATTTAATTGTCCTAACCCAAAAATAATTTGATTTTGGGATTCTTGAAATTTTTGCAACTGGTTTAATTCTTTTTCTGATAACTTTGTCATTTGCTATGATTTTGATTATAAATATATATAAGTTTATTTAAATTCAAATACTTTAAGGAACATCATTAATATTTCCTGTTGTTTCTGTAGTAATTGTAATTTTAGATTTTGAATTAATTTTTTTAACGGCATTTAAATCTTTTTGCATTACATCCGGGATGATATAACCTCTTAGGTTAATATTAAAGTTACTTTTAACAAGTCTATCTTTTCCTGCTGTTATTTCAGCAGCAGTATTAAATGAATCTATTCTAGCATTAAATTTAAATCTTTCTGGATCGCCCCAATAGGAATCAGAAGCATATTCTACAGCTTCAATTATTTTATTTAATTGTTCCATATAATATGTTTGGATAATACAGCTATAAGTTACATTTAAATAATCTGGGACTACTATAGTATTAAATTGTTTAGTAGGCACTCTATTATTTAATAAATTAAAATTATTATAAGTGTTTTTTGAATTGAATGATTTTTGAAAAGTACCATATAAATTAGGTGAATTGGAATCTAATTTATTATATGTACTTCTATCTTTAGATATATTATCCCTTTTAATTACTATAATGGGTAACATAATAGAACCACCTGTATCTCTATAATACCCATCTCTTTGATATGATTTCCATCTTTCAGGATTCCCGTATATTATAGGAACTGTTCTTCTTTCTCCATTTTGAAAAACAAAAGGTTTAATTACATTATTAAAATAATAAAATACTGCTTCATCAATATCTTTTATACCAACTGAAAATGGTTTTGAAGTATCTTTTTTATGGCTAATTTTAGTTGATCTATTAAACTCAATTCCAGTTTGAGAAGAAGTTAGATTTGCATCTTTATTAGGGTTTCCCCTTTTAGTATCAAAAGCAGTTTGCAATCCCTTACTAATTTCTTCTTGTTTTTTTGGATATGGTTTAAAGTTAGGCATTAAAATCTTTCTTTATAAGGTGAAATAGCAACTTTATCATTAGGTATTTTATGAGTACTAACTATAATTGATAAATTAGAACCAAAATCCTCTAATCCTGGGTTTAATGGGTTTAATGTCCCATCTGAGTTATTATTAGGATAATCTGGGTTTTTGCCTACAAAATATTGGTTTGAAACTGTACCATTAACTCCATAATAGTTTTTTTGATATAAAATAATATCTCCTACTTCAGGGACTACATTAGCACTTACTAAATCATCTCTAAAAAAGGCAAATGATATTTCTTGTCCAAATCCTACTCCATCATCTTCATCAAGATATGATTGGTCTTCTCTGTTAATTAAACAATTAAATAAAAAAGGACCATCATAATATTTTTCACCAGCAGCTTCACCATAAATATTTACTCCAGTTTCTTCTAATTTAAATTTATAGATAGCAGCTTGCTGAGTTATAATATCATGTAATAACTCTCTATTTAACCCCTTTATTAAACTCACATCACGTGAGCGACCAAACATTGCCATATTATCCTATATAAATTGTATATGGAACTTGCTTTAATTCCGTTTGTTTAAATTCAGTCTCTTGTGCTCTTCTTTCTAATAATGCTTTACGAGATGTTTCATCAAAATACGTTCTTAACCTTTCAATTAATGATGTTTTTTCTGCAGTGGCCGCAGATATTAAATCGGCTTGGTTTAATGTTACTTCAGCATTTGGAATAGGTACGGTACCATATTTTCCTCTTACATACCCTAACATTTCTTTTGCTAATGCTAATGTATATTCAAATATCCATTGGCGTCCTACTGAATTTATACTAGTGTAAGTTGGGTTTGAATATGGTGTGTTTGACACATTAGATACTTTTGATGGTTGGTTATCTATACCACCTGAAATTCTTTCATCTCTTTTAATATATTCAAACCAATAATTCCCACTACCTGTTGAAGGAATGGGGAATATTCTTAATTTATTGTTTTTTAATTCAAAACTATAATTAGATCTGCGAACCTGGTCATTTATTTCAATTGCTTGAATTGCTTGTAAATCAAAATTTAATGGCATCATTAAAAAATTAATAGCAGGGCTCATACTACCAAATCCAAAACTATCAAACATATTTTGGGAACCAAATCCAGTTCCTACATATGGGTCATAATATCTTGTAATTGCAGGAGAAGCTTGGTAAAATACTCTTTTAATTTCAATACTTCCTGTAATTCCTTTATCTTCAGCCCATTGTGCTAAATCATAATCTTGTTGGCTAGCAGTCATTGCAAATGATCCTGTATAATATGGTATATTACCACCTGAACCTGCTTCTGTTCCATATTGTTCCGTTAAACGAACAATGGATTCAAAATTAGGTGTTATAATACTTGTATTTAAATTACTCCCAGTTGATAATCCTTCTAAAGATAGTTGATTATCTCTAATTTTATAAGCATATAGCTCATTACCATAAGTAGTTACTGCTTCTTCAAAAGCGGTAAAAAAAGATCCAGATTGTAATTCTACATCAGTTAAAGGATATCCTAACCTAGTAGCACAAAATTTAGCTACTTTTACAGCATCAGCTTGAAATTCTGTATCACTGTTATAAAACCCAAAAGGAACAGTATCTGAAGTCCATGTTGGGTTTCCATCATATATAGGGATATTAGCCATGCTTTACTTTTTGTTATAAATATTAAATTAGTTCTTACTATTATAAATATAGGAACCTGAGGTAGTTATAGATATACCTTTATCTATTGCTTCTTGATAATATTTTAGTAAATCTTCTACGATAGAATCTCTATGATTTGTTTTTAATGTAATAGCTTCTAAATTTTTTATTTTTCTAGAGGCAGTATATAAGAATTTAAATCCAGATTCGGATTTTTTCTTTAAATCTGTTTGGTGTTGGTCACCACATATCACCATTTTACTTCTTAAACCTAAACGTGAAGTAATCATTTCCATTTGTTCATGGGTAACGTTTTGTGCTTCATCAACAATAATCATTGAATCTAAAAACGTTCTACCTCTCATAAATGATACAGGCACAATTTCTATTTTACCATCTTC